ATCTTCTCGATTACGCTATGTAATCGGTTTTGATTTTGGTTCTGAACTATCGGATATCTTCAATATATTTGGTGAAACCTATCCAGGTATCACTGATAAATTTAGTAAGTATATCGGTGGTACGGATGGTGGTAGTTTATATAGTGGTGATGCTAAAGATTGGCCAGGAGAACGACCTTCCTTTGATAATGGCGGTAGTTTATTCGATGGTCAATATGAACAACGCCAAATTCATTATGCCGCTATCGACCAACATGCAATCGAATACTTTAAGTATAAAGGTTGTGATGGTCGAACGATCATTAAACGATTTGGTGGCATTTATGAATGGGAACAAGATGAATCCTATGCAACTCCATTAGTAACAGATCCTCCACATATCGAAGAAGAAGATGTTCAAATCTTTAAAGATATGAGTGATGACTTATACGATGAATATAGTTCTGGATTTGATGCCATCTATGATGAATTTAACATTCATACAGATAGAGCAACCATCTTTAACAAGTTCAATCGCTATCGTCTACCGACACCTAATAATGAATTACTTGGTTCTAAAGGTCATATCTTCTTTACAAGACCCGATATGAACTTATCCTTTGCCAATGATACAGGAGCCAGTGTATTGAATTTAGATACTGCGGTAGCTCATGCTCATGCATCTGCCTTGATGTATAGTATGTTAAAATCACATCCTGTATTATGTAGTTACCTTATGGGTAATAGTGCAGGTGGTGGACATTCATTCATACCGATCTTAACTGACCGTGTAACTGGCTTAGACGTACAAGACGAAGTATTGGAAACAACAGAAGCGGGTGAAACACTCACTGGTTGGAAAAATACCTACGGTCAAAGTACGATTAAGACTAAGACGGCTGGTACAGTAAATGTGAACTTCCGTGATGATGATATGCTATCCGTATACAAGATTATGAAAATCTGGATAGAGTATATCAATGCGGTATATCGTGGTGAAGCTATGCCTAATCCAGTTCATGCTAGAAAGCATACACTGGATTATGCGATTTCTATCTATTATTTCTTAACTAAGACGACAGGTGAGGATATTCTCTACTGGTGTAAATATACTGGTTGTTTCCCTACGAATATTCCATCATCTAACTTCTCTGATTCAGTTAATGAAACGATTAAACAACCAACGTATACCATTACGTTTAACTATAGTAAGAAGGATGACTATAATCCATTACATGTAGCTGAATTTAACTACTTATCCCAAAACCAAGCATTCAATTATATTCCAGTATACAATCAAAGTACAATGCACTCTACGAAAACATTCGTTGGGTGTCCATTTGTGGATACTGGTAATGGTGGGGAATTATATAAGTTACGTTATCGACCAGTATAATAATGAGGGATACACATGGCACAAACAACTCTCTATCGTTGGAATAACGATACTAAACAATGGTTAGAAGCAAACACCGAACAGTTAGCTGTTGGTGATTGTATTCGTATAGTAAATAAAGATGGTGTGGTATACACTCGACCAGATACTAAAGATCATATCTTCGTTGTGACACACACAAACCCATTTATTCTGTATAATGATTTAAGCTTGACCTTTATGATGGTTAAAGACATCGTACAATCATTTGAAAAAGCTAAACTGACAAATGATGATACCGATAGTTCCATCATGGAAGTCCTTACCCATAAACGAAACCCAACACAATTCGAGTATACATTACTCACAACTTGGGTGACACAATTTTATTCTGATTATCAACTTATGTATGCTTAGGATGTGATAAAGTGGGTACTATTAAAAACTGTACTAGTGTATATGATATAAAGGACTATTTATCCAAAGAAATAGCACCAACGTATTTCAAAGATATTGCTGATATGAATGAAATGAATGTTGGTTTATTTGGGTATATTACAGAGATCCTTTCTACTACTATCAATGATGGATACTTCGCTATCACATCGTTGTTTAAAGAGATATTCCCGATTCAGGCAGAATTACCTGAATCTATTTATAATCATGCCACGATTTTCCAAATTGATAATCTGATGGCAACAGCGGCTTCTGTACCATTCACAATCATGATGTCGGAAGAAGCCTTATTAAAGAATGGTATTCATGTCGATGGTAATATCACTCAGTTCGATATGGACTCTGAGATGGTATTTAATGTCGACGGTATCCCATTCATGTTAGACTATGATGTACGTGTTACAAGTAAACGCACATTAGAAGGTACAATTCATAGTGCATACTATATCATGGATCACAATAATAGCGTAAGTCCATTATTGAATCCATATATACGCACAAGTACCTATGTAAATGATAATGGTAAACGGTATGTTGTATTAGCGGTAACGCTACATCAAGTTGAAAAGAAAACGATCACCGATACGATTATCATGAATGATAAGATCAATATGGTATCTATGGAATATACATTTGAAGGTCAATTGGCTAACTTTGAAATATTCTATAAGGCACCGGGTGATTTAACATACACACAATTGACGAAGAAGTTAATGAATACAGAAAAGTTAGATAAACCTTTCTGTTTCTATAAAATCGTCGATGATCATAAGCTCCAAATCGAGTTCTCTAATGATGAACGTTACTTTACTCCTAAGTATAATTCTGAAATCTATATTCAATTATATACCACAAAGGGTAAGAATGGTAACTTTACTACCTATGATGGTACTGATATTGAAATCATTGGTAAAGCGGATCGATATCCAAACAACCGTGGTATGATTTTCATGGGTACAGTTACAGGGGAATCTGTTGGTGGCTATGACCGTAAAGATATTGAAGAGCTTCGTAATGACGTAGTTAAGGCATACTCTACTATCAAATCCTTTACAACTACAAACGACTTACAAATTTACTTCAATAATATCAAACATCGTGAACAAAATGAAATTCTGTTCATGAAAAAACGAGATGATGCATTCGAGCGTCTCTATTCTACATTTATTCTATTTAGGGATGCTGATCAAAATGTAATCCCTACTAATACTCTTGATATTAAGATTGAATCGACTGATATTGATACGTATATGGAACAATCCAAACGTAATATTATTAAGGCGGGTAAAATCTATCGATACAAGGGTAGCGATAAATCAGTTGCTGTTATTGATAAGACACTATCATTGAAAACGAATTTAGATGGCTATGAGAATAATGATTTTATATACATCAACCCATTCTTGACTGTAGTATGTGCCAATCCATTATCTGTAGCATTCTACTTGAATTCTGTTAATGATAATATTACTACACTATATCAACCAACGGATACAAAATCGTTCAACCAGTTTATCGTCAATAGTATTAATATCAAACGGGATGCTTTAAATGGTGAAGATGGGTATATGATTACCACTAAAATTGCACCTTCTGCTATGCTTCCTAAAGAAGCATTTAAGTTAATTGAAGATGATACTCTTGTATTACCATCCTATAAAACATTTAAGAATCCAACCGATGGCTATCAATATATTGATAACGAAAACCTTAAGGTGGTATTAACACTTCATGGTGAAGAAAATCGTATCAAACGGTTAATTGATATGGACTTATATGGGTTTGATGAAGACTATTACTTCTTCAAGAAGTTTATTAAAACGAATGATTATGTAACACTCAAAAACCAATTCCAATTAACGGAAGGTATGCTAGATCCTACTACAGGGACTGATAGTACAGATCCTGTTCTTGTTGATGGTACAAATTGTAAGATGGAATTATTAACCTTCTACCAATATCCTGATACAACAGAGCAGCAGTTACATAAGTTTAACTCATTACCATTATTAGAACACTTCACATTAACGAATCGATACACTATGAGTAAGGATACGCCGATCCGATTCATTATTCCGATTCCAGAAGTTCGTTCTTATGTTCAATACGCAAATCGGGGTCCAAATGGTAAATATGGTTTTAGATTAGAAATGATTCCATTGATTAAAGCGAACTATTTCAAATTACCAAATGCTAGAGAACGATTCATGAATTCATTCCGTAGTATTTATGACTATATTCGCAAATCATTGGATTTATTGACGAATAACTTTCATATCGATATTAAGTTCTTTAACACCTATGGGTATTCGAAGTTCTATTTCAGACATGAAGATTTGGAAGAAGCGACGAACCCATTGGATAAGATTAACATCTCTATCAGCTTCGATGTGAAGTATACATTCACTACTGATGCTGAAGATATGACTAAGCGATTGAAAACATATATTCAGAAATATATTGAAAGTCGTGATATCTCATTGGTATCTAGCCCTTCCTTATATATCTCTAACTTAATCGCTGGTATCAAAGAAAACTTCCCGTCCATTAAATTCATCAAGTTTAATGGTATTAATAAATATGGCCCTTCTATGCAAACACTCGAATCATTAGTTAATGAAACAAATGTTATTCAAGGGGTTATTGAAACATCTAAGGTTATTCCTGAGTACTTAAACGTAGACCACACGATTAAGAATGGTAAGCGTACAGCTCAAATATTCATCAATATTTTGGACTAGCCTAGGGACATAACTATAACATTTTGATTATAATAGTAAAGGAGATATCCACATGGGTTTCAACCGTAAAGTCGTACGCCAACAAGGTCTAGGTTTTACCACATTGGACTTCAATGCGTTACGTAAACAACAAGTCGAACGTGATCAAATGTTAGCTGAAGCAGCTAAACTAGAAAACGAACGATTGAATGAAGAAAAAATAGCCTATGAACGCGATGCTGCCTTGAAAGCTAATCACCGTGCACTTATGAAAAACTATCGTGGTGCAGGTATTAATGCATTAGCAGCTAGTATTCCAAATGCTATCTTAGCAGAATGCTTTAACACTGTATTCGTAAAAGCATTACCGCATGATACAGACTATGTCGATGAAAATATCAAGACGATCAAAAATATGGGTGCTATGTATGTTAAAAAGATTGGTGGCGTGAAAGCCTTAGCTGAATCTGCTAATCGTACAAATTCCCCATTCTTACGTGCTCTTCTTGAATTCTGTAATGAATTTTCTCAAGCGATCATTATGGAACGTGTCAAAGAAATCAATGAAGCCGAAACAGAAGAAGAAATCAAAGAAATGATTTCCCCTCAATTGAATGATGAAGAACGTAATACCATTTTAGTTAAAATGGATAAATTAGGTTCTGATGAATTGGCTGAAATGATCAGCAATAAGGTTATCGATGTCGTTCGTGATGAACAACAACGTGAAAAAGACCAAGCTGAAATTCTTGATACTATGGAAAAGGATATGAATGAAGATCCTAATGATGTAAAAGTCGATGATCGAGAAGATACAACAGCAGATGATGTAGCAGAAGCTGCTAAACATGTTGCTGAAACATACAATCCTTTGACTCGTACCTTCAATTATGATAAGAAAGATACTAATAAATCCTTCTTCTTCTCTTTAATGCAAGGTATCGCTACCAAAGTATTAAAAGAATCGACTCAAACTGAATCTACTCATGTAGAAACACCACAAGTATTATTAGAAAATCCATTGAATCTTAATATCTTTGACGTATACATGCAAGATAAAAATGAAGATTTGGATGACCTTCGTCGTATGGATATGACAGATACTGGTGAAATTGCTAGAACAACGTCTTTAGATAAAGATTTTATCTTATCTGAAGCCTTGTTGCAATACACTATGTTCGAAACAGCTCATACCATGAAACTTGTTAATATCACATTAGATGATATTCGTCAACAAGCTGATTATATGCGTAAAGGTTGCTAATACTGAACAAAGACCCCATATACCAATCGGTATATGGGGTTTTATATTGTCATAACATATAAGTATGAGTACACCGGATAGTTACTAAATCATGTGAATGGTAAGCCTCCTGAAGCAATTGATTAGCTACTCCTAGGATAGTGTGACTATTTTTTAACCTGAGTGTACAATTGGGATACATGGCACAACCACCATGTATCCCTTCTTTATTACAAAAAAAACTAATAATAAGAGAAATACACCTTAACAGTGTATTTCTCTTTTGAATCGAATAAATAATACATTCCCGTGTACATTTAGTTTACAAATCTCATTGGCTGGTTTGTTGGAATCAAACGTATGACAGATGATATCTTTGATCTCGTTAGTGATCGTATCAATCGGGTGTTCATTTACGTTAACAGATAAAGACATGCCTGCGGATTGACATTCTAAATCTTTAGTAGCAAAGTAATCTTGAACAGCTTCCATTGAATTCATCACATTCATTTCAAATCGAGTCACAATATCACCTCTATTCTAAGTCTTTATACGATTTTGAATTCTCAATTACCTTTTTGTTATATATACTATCATAATTTAATGCATAGGTGATAGTAATTTCAACACGAGGTTTTAATGAATAGCGTTTCTTAACCGAACCATCGGTGATTAAACTATCATTCAATAATAACCATTTTTGTACCATATCCGAATACGTTTTACCTAAGTTATCCCAATCGGGTGTCGTGATGGGTTTAATCATACCTAATTCAGCCAATACAGTATCCATAATATTCATACTCTTAGGTATTGGCATATAGGTAACTACATCAAAGGTGCAAGGCTTAGTAATTAGATGAAGGAGTTCTTTCTCTTCTTTCACTACATACTTCACAAATGTATTATTAGCTCCAGCATTTTTAACATAAAAATGTCCTCCACGTAAGGATAACCTAGGTCTAGGAGTCGACTCTGGAATAATATAGAATATTATCTTAAGGGTCTGTGTATCTATACTGGAGATTTCTTCTATACGTTCAAATAAGTTCTTTTGGAACTTCTTTGGTAATGATTTAGTAGATAAGAAGTCTTTAATACGAGTGAATTGATCGATACTCACTCGCTTAAATGAATCTCTATATAATTCTAAATTCTTCTTTAGCATACTATCTATCCTCTCATGGGAAATAAATAATAATGGAATACCGTAGTATTCCATTATTATGTTTTTGATAGTTTTATGTTCTACCAGAAGCAATACGTATAGATTGAGCCAAGCGTTCTTTTGCTTTTTCCAATGGGTAATTCCAAAGACCTCTAATAGCAGTATTACCTAGAGCTTTAGCTACTTCAATCTTCTTAGCAAATTCAGAAAGCTTCATATCCAATCCAGATTGAACGGATACGTAGTCAATCAACGCATAGTTCCATAGCATATTATAAGCTGATTTCAAATCAGTGATTTGAGACATAGCAAATGTATTATATAAATCTTTTAATGTGACAGATAGTTTAATTTCTAATGGATATCCATCAACAGACCATGCAGAACCATCCCCACCTTTTTGAATCGTTAAGTTTTCAACGATCGACATTTCCGATGAGAACATACCAGGGATATAGGCACGCACAATAAATGGTGCACCATAGGTATTGATAGTGGTTTGTCTCGGTGCAACAAGGGCAATCCAATGCCACATAGGAACAAATAGATCTAAGAATATATTCCGTTTATTCCCATATGGGGTTTTTAAATCCATTTCTACTGTATAGGAACGAGAGAAATCGGACGAAGCCCATAATTCAGGGAAGAATATATTCGAACCTGATAGCACAGAGGCAGCAGAGCCAGTTATTTTTTTAATAATACCAGAATTTGGTAATAGTTTATTAGCAGCTTCACCAATTTCACCAGTTGCTTTAGCGATGGAATTTGTCATATTACCATCTTGCTTAACAGCACCAGCACCCATTAAAAATTGGAGTTCTTTTGCTAAATCACCCATCCCTGATACCATTGATGAAATCATAGATTCTTTTGTTTGGTTACTAAATGATTCCGAGTATCCAATCGATGGATTAATATAGAAATCGATATAATATTCCGTTAGGTTAAGAGCAGATGCTGCCGCCATACCTTTATCGATTAAACTTTCTTTATTCGCTACAGCACTCTTAACATATTCTAGCGTACTATCAATTTTTTCACCAGGTCCAGATTCATTACCATTCAATAATCCAGTAGAGGCTCTGCCAGCCATCGTGTTTGATAATCGATACCCAGACCAGTCATAGTACTTGAACATATACTGTTCACCTTGACCTTCATGACCTGGTACATATTCATCACCGAGACCCATCATGATAGCATTCATCTGACAAAGGGTATTCACATACCGAATGTATGTCGAATGATCAGATACGAATTCAAAATACCGCATATCCGCATTCTTATCATCAATCATCTTCTGAGCCGTGTCACTAAAGCGATTTTGCATTTCTTGAAGAGTTTGATTTGCTGCTTCAACAAATTTATTTTTCTCTTCATCGCTCAAATCAGGTAAAAAGTTAGCTTTACCAGGAATAATAGATAATACTGGAGCTTCCGCCATCATTTCCATAAAGGTAGCACCCAGTTCACCATCACCACCATTATTAGCGGCAGGTCTATAATCAGTCGTTTCCATAAATTGATAGGGAACACCATAAATACGTTTATTTAAGATAACATCGCTATTTACATCAGTTTCATTACCATGACCACCAACAAATACAGCTGATGATAACCCACCATTTGGGTTTGCTACTGATTGTGTGATCTGCCCTTGTGCGATAGATGATATAACCTTATCTGTTTGAGGAGATTCTGATTTTGGTACCGTATTACTTAATGGTACGGCACCAGCAGGATTCCCTGGAGCGAATTGTTGAAGATTGATCTTCCCTCGCTCACCATGAACCGTTCCTTGTTCATGAATATCGATGGTATAGTTAGCAGATAACCATCCGTCTTTCACTTTATACCAGACGTTATCACCACCATCTTTTTGCATTTCTTTTGCTTGTAATATATAGCCTGAAGGATATGTGTTTACAACTTCAAAACCCATTCCCGGTCCAGACCGAACATTAACAGCAGAATTAGTTTTGATGTTAATTAACAACTAAATCCACCTCACTTTTATAAATTAATTTTTAAGTTATGGATTTGTTAAAATAGATTAAATATAGAGATATAGACCATTACGTCTATATCTCTATATTATTAATTAGCTTCGTCTAAATTCTCCACCTTTAGCAATTTCCAAATTAGTTTGGTGTGCTTGTCGATAGGATTTTTTATCCGAATTATTTCTATTAGTAGCAGTTACATTAGCTGGAATGGTTGCGGCCTTAGAACCTGCGATAGCCGGATCAGTTGCTGCTGCTTGTTGTGCTTGAGCAGTTGATGTTGTTACAACATCCGCTGTTTTAGCAGTGTATTGAGCAGTTTCAGTAGATTTACCTGCAATCACTTCTAAGTATTTAACCATAGCTTGTGCTTCTGCATGAATGTCGATTGATTTAATAGCAGATACGATAGAATTAGAATCAGCACTTGTAGCACTAAGAGCTTTATCAACAGCGGAGTTACTTGTACCAGCGATACCAGTTTCTTTAGTAAGCTTCTTAATGGCTTCTTCGTATTGAGCTTTGATTTGCTCAACGATGTTACCTTTATCAGCACTATTTTGACCTTGTGCTTTCGCATTAGGACTTGGTTTCTTGGAAAGTAGACTTGTATCAGTACTAGCTTCTTGTGCTTTCTTGGCTTCTTCATTAGCCTTCTTAATAGCAGCCCGTTCTGCATCAGTTTTATTATTCCACCAGTTGCGTTGCCAATCATGTTTAGCTTGGATAACTGTAATGGAATCATCAGCAGTCACCATGTTATTTTGTGGCATACCAGTAGCGATAATATTACCATATGCGTCATAATCGGGAGCTATGACAGAACCTTCATATTTAGTATCTGGAGTATAATTATATCCTTTGCTATTTGATGCAATTTGTTTCAATACCGTAGTATCTCCACCACCAAATAAACCTAGCTTAGGAAGAGATTTCATTGCACTAGCAGATGGTAGTTTACCAGATGGAGCTGCCCCGTATTTTTGAGCATCACCACCGAAGTAACCTGAACCAATCTTGTTATAAATATCGTCAGCGTACGTATAAGCTTGTGGGCTATGTTCACCACGTTCATAATCATCGGTCCAACGTGTACATGAGTCGTCTACCCCAAGCCCATTCATTGAAGATACGGATACACTAGGATAGCTTTCATCAATCTCTTTAAGCATAAATCGAGTTTGTAATTCTGCACTATCAACAGGAACACCGTTTGCATCAGCAAAGTTTGCTAATGCCTCACGACGAGAACCATTCCACTGAATCATTCCGGCACCACCTAATACAGTACCATCTGGTTCAGTATGTTCTACGTCATAATTTGTACGGAAATGGTTTTCCTGCTGAAGACGCCCCATAATACCAGCAATATTCTCTTTTGTATATCCAGCATCATTCAATACTTTATATACATGCTTAGCATTAGTTTCTGAATCACCCGACATAGGGTCGATTGGTCCGCCAACACCACCTCTACTGCTACCACCTTTGTCATCCCATGGTGTACCAGTATATGCTTTACCAGCAATCATAGAACCGATGGCATTATTACCAATTTCTTGGAATCTGGAAATAAATGCTTCTAATGGACTCTTAGGTTTGGCATTTGCACCTTTACCTTTTCCACCACCATCAGCTTTACTACCTTTACCTGTAATACCACCAGGTCCTTTACCTTTACCCGTAGGGACACCAAATAATTTTTCAATAGAGCCAGCATATTCATAGATTTTACCTTGCCAGTAATCTATATTGAGATCTTCATATATCACACCTTTGGAAGAACCACAATGTAGCATTTTATTATCACCAGCATAGATACCAACGTGAGTAATATCTTTATACGCATCACACTCATATGTACGTAAGAAGAATACTAAGTCACCAGGACCTGCTTGGCTAAGTGGGATTAATGCACCAGCATCCTCAAATTGTTTCATTTGATCATCAGCACATCTACTATTCAAGCTCAATCCGACGTCCGCAAAGGCAGTCTTAGTAAATAAACCACAATCGAGAGCATCGGAACCATCGGAACCTAAACTATATTGTGTACCATAGTATGCCTCACCCGCAGTAAGGATATCATCGCCAGTAATATCTTTAGGACCATATCCTCTAAATATAGTAGCTGCTTTGAATTGTTCCATTTGTTTAGGATCAACCCATTTAGCACTCTTAACAAACTTGCTAACATCAGCACCCTTACGGGCAATTAAGCTAGCAAAACCAGGATTGTTAGGATCATTCATCCCAGCAATCAAATTCTTAATATTATACCCTTTAGATCGTTTACCCAATGGATCGTATACGTTAACGAAGGCTTCACCATTACGTTCGTAAGCACCATTAGCCATAACATAGTGACCACCCTTAGTGAATGGAACATCTGATGTATTTTTATTAGTGCCACCGAGGATAACAGTACCACCTTGAGCAATCGCATCGATTAACGAGTTAGGATCTTTAGTATCTAAATCAAATGTAGAGCCACCCAATTTATCAGCAGCAGTAGCAAAGTAAGATGGACTAATACCTTTGTTATCAGCAGGGCCCGCATCTGCAGAAGATACAAGAGCCCCAGTAACTTTAGGTGTAATCGCCGTATTACCTGTTACATTTGCCATAGCGGATGCCAATACAGTAGGACCACAGCCATAATCAGCCATAGTACCATAGCCACCAGATTGACCCAATACAGATAAATCACTCCATTGGGAATCGGTTTGTTTATAATTAATCATCTTGCCATCAGTGGCAGTAGATGTTTCAGTCTTATTAGCAACGTTTTGAATTTGGTTAGCCGTAATGTTATTAGGTTTAGCTTGTTCAGAGTCATCTCCTTCACCACCACCAGTAAAGGCTTTTTTAGTTGTGATGGAGTTAAGAACTCCAGATAAACCAGTTTTGTTAGCTCCCCATTTTACTTCATTGAAAATACGATCACCTAAGGTAGCACCATTAGAACCATCCTCTTTACCGAATAAGACATCAATAACCTTATTCTTGATAGTATCAGGTAATGGCATCAATAACCCTTTAACAATCGCTTTACCAACGTCACTAATCGTAATGGAATCAAACCATGCTTTAACACCGTTCATCCAATTAGCAATACCACCAAAGAAATTTTGGATACCTGACGTGATTGTAGATACAGCACTACGAATAGGGCTTGTTAAGTCAAACATAATCCCACTAAATGCATAGAACATTTTTTGGAGAATATGCCAACTACCTACCACTACGCCATTATCATCGATTTCTTGAGCACATTCATTAGTGAAATCAGTAATGTTTGTATATAAGTTAGTAAAGAACTTACTAACGTTGCTACAAGCATCATTGAATGGGTTAACGATATATTCTTCAAATAATGAAGTTTGACCTTCGGACCAAGATGGGTCGAATACAGCCACACCTTCACCATTATCAGCAAACAACTTAAAACCAAATAATGAATTAGTTAAGCTATTAATACCATTATTCAATGCTGGCATTTGTGATTGACCTTCGTCATTAATACCACCGAATGCCCAGACAACCGTATTTCTAGCTTTATCGACAGCTTCCTGTCCTAATTCTTTAAGGTTCGTAATACCTTTAGAGATAGCAGATTCTTGGATTACATTACCATCATCATCAACTTCACCAAAGAACCATTTAAGGTTATTTTTGATTCCATCTCCGATACGTTCAGGTAATGATTCAATCTCTGTACCATCACTCTTAGTACCACCAGTGAACCATACTCCAACATCATGGGCAGCGTTCTTGGCAGCATCCCAAATATCACCAAAGATAGATTGTTTACCTTGATAGTCATCAACATCTGCTTCGCCAAATAATTTAGCTAAGAAGGCTTGACCACCTTGTTTCATATTAGCAAACAAACCATTTTGGTATTCGCCGTTTTCATCATTAGCACCGAATAAGAATTTACCCACAGCAGTTTGACGAACACCAGCAAGACGTTCCGATTCTTTCTTGTCGTCTATTTCAGCATCATGATACTTACGCCATTCAGAATCACTCAACTTCTTACCAGTTTTTTCTTCATATGCATCGCGGGCTTTCTTATCATCTTCTTGTGCTAATTTAATAGCAGCTGCATCATCTTCAGTAGTTCCAGGTAATGCAGTATATACACTCATAGCCAGCATTTGTTTGATATTAATTTCACCGCCAGAGAACATGTTGATGCACTCTAATGCTAAATCAATATAAATCAAACCCGGTAACCCTAAAATAACTTGTAAAATAGAGCAAGCCAATCGCATACCAGCAGTTACTTTATCTGACGGTACACCAAAGATTTCCGCAGCATCAATAGCACCTGTTACAGCATCATATAAACTGAAACCTATTTGAAGTACGCCAGCTGTGCCAACTACAGCAGTAGTCTCACCAACAACTTTAGCGAATTTAGGAGCAATCTTAGTAAACATTGATGGAGTAATCTCTTGACCGAGTTTCTTCAATGCATTAACAAGTTTACCTGCGTTTGGACCTAAATGTTTCTTAACAATATCAAGATCCCCAACTTTATTAGCTACAGTATCAATACATTTCTTAAACGTACCGAATGCACCACCACCGGATGCTTCCTTAGCAGCTTTAGCTTGAGCATCTTTAACAATATCTTCAGCTTTGGCAATACCAGACAATTTGGATTTAACTTCACCGCGTTCAGCAACATATTTCCGAACAGACTCAGATTTATAGTTTGCACTATAATCTTTTGACACTATTCCTGTTGCATCAGAAATTGCATTTTGAGCAGTTTGTTTACCCGCTTTTGCATAGTATTTACCTTTATCGTATAATCTAGCGATATTATGACTAGCTGTACCAAGAAATTCCCTACCTTTAGAGATAGCTTCTCGACCAGCTTTGGTTTTCATCATCTTTTCGCCAATATCATCAATAGTTTGAGCGACTTTTCGACCGCCGATTTGTAATGCATCACGTGTAATACGATCATGGGTTCTATCACTGCCTTTACCAGATAATTTATCGAAGATGGCTTTCAAGACCCCTAAGATACCTGTAAGACCAAGGAAGTTTTTAACCATATCCATCCCTTTAGTCAATTTATCTAAGAAGCTTTCTGCTTTATTCTTCAATTTATCTTTAGCATTCGCAGCAATAGGACGTAACAAATCAAGCATACTTTGACGTTTCTTTTCTTCGCCACGTTCCTTCATGATCTCTTGACCAGTACGACCACCAACAAGCTTAGTGACATCATCATCAGCATGACGACCTGTACCATCCGCTTTATCAGCAGGTTTACCGAAGTTTTGAATATCAAATGTGAAATTAGGTTTCGCTGCTAATTTCTTATCCTTAGCAATATCTTGAGCTGTTTTATCACCAACCAATTTAGTTGGATCGTCATCGTCATGCTTAGGTTCAGCAGCCGCTTCCTTTGGATCAACGATACCAAGACGAACCGCTAAACGGTTAATGATTTTCTTAATACCCTTTAAATGATCTCTGGATTCTTCTTGAACTTCCAATTCCTTTTGATTAATCGCCGTCATTTGGTCTTTAGTATCACCATTGATGAGCTTATCACGATCTTGCTTAGCAGATAAATCTTGCTGAGCACGACGTTTATCTTTAGAAGACCAACCATTCGCTTGCATCTCTTGTTCAAGTGCCGCTTGTTGAGCTTCATGTTTTGCAATCAATGCGTCTCTTCGACCAAAATAACGATTTTGACGAGTATCACGTTCGTTAGCATAGGCTTTTGCACGAGCTAAATCTTTATACTTATCCGATGTAAGATCAGCATCACCCATACCTAACATAGCACCGAGTGTAGAACCAGTAGCTTTCAACTTACCAAAGAATCCACTAGCTTCACCTACACGGCTAGCTTTGTTTCGAACGTTTTCTTTATAAGCACCCATACTATAATAGCCAGATGCCATACCGGCAGCTAAACCAACAAGTTTAACTGGAGATGATAATAATTGACCTAACCCCCACATAGCGGTTTTGAATACTCTGTCTGTAGCAGACTTCATAGTCTTATATACGCCAGTTAAGAGTTTAGTAATGGCACGAGTTAATGGACTGAATGGTTTAGCAATCGCATCAGCTGTTTTAGTAAAGATATTAGTTACTTTATCTTTAATCACACCTGTGAGATCTTTAAACATCCATTTCAATGGAGTGAATGCATCTTGCAATGGATTTACAATAGATTTAGCAAACCATTTTTCAACAGCAAGAGCACCTTTTTCAAATCGAATCTTTAATGGATTTACAACGCCGACTGTTAAAATATTTTTAAATTTATCCACTAAGCCAGATTTGTAAGTACCATCTTTATTAAATTTACCGAATAATGCTTCTTTAAATTTCTCGGATGTTAAGCCAATACCTAATGCACTACCACCTAAGGCCATAGCCATAGGTCCTAAGCCTAAGGCACCGATTAATCCGAAGCTACTACCGAAGGCACCTAATCCTAAACCAGATAGAGCACCGAATGCAGCACTTGGTAAGATTTTCTTTAAGCCTTTACCAAACTTACTATTGATAAGGCCGCCTTCTTTTTCACCATTCCCTTTATCTTTACCGTATAAAAGAGATTGGAAACGTTTAGATTTAACAGCAAGACCTGTAGCGGCACCCATAAGAACTGGGCCTAATAAGCCAGCACCTAAGGCAGGAGCTAGACCAATAGCACCGATAGCACTACCAGCACCACCAAGCCCAACCATGTTGAGAGCTCCACCGATCATACCAGGAATTGAAATACCGAGTAAACCTTTAACGGCACCAAACATACCGCCACCGATAATCGCATTCTTATTCTTATTCCAGAACTTTTGAATACCTTTACCGACAAGGCCACCCATTCGTTTACCTTTATCATCCATCTTACCAAACATCATATCTTTGAATTTAGTAGATTGAGAAAGTAAACTAATACCTGTACCTGCCACTAACGCACCGATAGGGCCACCAGGTAAGAATAAAGAACCTAATAAACCAGCACCACCTGTTAAGGATAAGGCACCTAATCCAGTACCAATCACAGCACCTTTAGCAATCCCTTTTGGAAGTTTTCGTTTAATGAAATCACCAAACTGTTGGAATGCTTGTCGGTCATTCAGTTTAGTACCGAAGAAGTTATTAGAGAACATCTTATACCCTTGGGAAAGAGTGGATGAGATGTTACTCAATAAGGATTTCTTTTTACTAGCTTCTTGTTTCTTTTTATCGCTACCGCCAAATAAATATGATTTCAAATAACCGAATGCGGTATCGAATCCCTTCTTCATCTCTGCCCCAATACCAATCGTTTGACTCTTGATACTTTTACCAGCAGAATCGATGAATGGTTTCCCATCGATAGTTTGCTTAATATATTTACCAATATCCCCTACAGCATTAGCTGCAAAGGAGAACGCACCACCAGTATATTTATTACCTTTCTTAACACCCATCATCATATTCTTAGCATAGTCCATAAGACTATCACCGAATTGATGGAGTTTCTGTTTAGCTTTATCTGGCATGATTTGTTCTTTAATTGGTTTAAAGATATTATCAACTAAGAACTTCTTAACAGAAGCAAATGTTTTTATGATTTGCTGTTCAATCTTTTCAATAATCGAACCATCTTCATCATCAGAGAAGATGATATTATATAATGAATTATCAATTTTACTAATGACATCAGTTAATGCATTCATAGGGTTCTTTAGATAGTATCCTAAACCCTTATTACCACCAACTGATTTTTTATCCTGTAGACTTTGATCGGTACCATCAGCCAATGCTTTTCTAACATTTTCATCCATGTTATCAATATCATTCGCTGATGTTTTGGCACCAGTTTCAATCCCCAGTTTCTTATCAAGGAGAGCATTCCCTGTTGATTTAAGTTTTTTATCTTTCTTTTTCTTCTCATCTTTTTCACGTTGCGATAAGATTTTCTTACCCGCTTCAGAGAAGTTATCATTTAAAATATAGCCAGTATAATCACCATCAGAATAGTTATTATTGAAATCGCTAACCATGTCACCATATTTATAATGAGCCGTGGCCATTGCCATATGGTCACCTTTGGACATCTGTTTCATAACAGACTCTAAGATAGCTTTGGCTGATCGATTTTCAATATCCGCTAACATTCGTTCTAAATTCTTAGGGTTATACCGAATGTTACCTTTAGCTAAATCACTTGTGAATTTATTAATGGATTTTTCAACTTCTTCTTTATCAGCAGCTGAATCAAAATCCATATGACGCATAACTTTATCGGTTTTATCACTCAATGGTGCCGTAGCTCGATTAGCCATGTATTGCATTTCTCGATTATATCGATCTTGCATTTCATCACGAGTTGTAAACTGACCCGTTTTGTGATCAAATACAGTCGCAGGTCCATTGGTGATGGCTTTTAGGATCTCACTTAAGTATGTAGGGATAACTTGGTTGATCGTACGATGTGTTATACCGTCGAAGGCAACAGCCCCTTTATTATACTTACTTGGATCGAATCGACCACTTTTGGTATCAATACCAAATACATTACCAATGAATTGAGCTAATGAACTATTGTAATTATTCCGTTGGTAGGTTACTTTAGACAGTAATGCTGGAATCATATTAGCGATAGATGTATCTAAACTAGCTAATGATTGCTCAATGATTTTAGGCATAAAGGCACTCATAGCTTGTTCTAGTACCGTACCCAATGGGTTATTCATAAACCCACGTTTTGGTTTTGGTCCCATCGAACTAGCCATGGATAAACCAGTAGCCAACATCCCAAATGGAGTATTACCCAAGAAATTATCTTTGATAACCTTCATATAGGAACTTGGGTCGAACCCACCCATACCAAAGACTTTAGAGAAATCAGAAGCACGACCACCGGTTTTACCGAATGGACTTTCTGGGTTCATTGCTTTCTCTTGTAATTCAAGCATTTGTGACCAAATACCTAAACTGTCTTCATAGTAACGTAAGGAACCTTCAACGAATTTTCCCATAACGTCACGATTAAACGTATTAATTGTATTTAATGAATCACGTATACCAACTAACTGACCCATAGATTGACTATGTTGTTTTTCTTGGGCCACTAGCATACTTAATGTCATTTTAGCAGCCGTCGCTGCTTGTTTCTCAAACCCTTTTGCTATAATAGCACCATGGGTTTTCATAGTTTTATCTAATTTGACAATCCCACTTGCCGTTTTAGCACCTGTAGCATAGGTCGCTTTTTCAACACGACCAATGGAGCTAATCTCAGCGGCACTGGTCGTTGAGTTGGATGATTTAGATGAGGACTGTGTCGCTCCATCATCATCGTCAAAAGAGAAATCGTCATCATCAAAATTAAAATCATCACCGAAACCACTATCGTCTTTATCAGGATACAAATCACCAGACTTCAATGCTTTCATCGCATCTTCATAAGTTTCTTTTGCTTTTGTCTTTGCATCATCGATAAATTTTTTACCAGCTCCCGCTGTTTTATTACGACGCATTTCGATAATAGATTGACGTAAATTCTTTGCGGAGTCATATACTGATCCGCGAATACTCTGGCTTTCGGACATCTTTTCATTCAGTACATTTTTCATACCAAATGCAACAGACTTACCGATATTCTTTAGCCAACGAGTATCTCTATTTTTAGGCATATAGTGAACTCCTTTCTCTATGATCCAAGAAAAAAATGAACCATAGTATTTGGATTTAAAACTATGTCCTAGTATGGGAGTTTAACAGGCAAAAAAAGAGGAGCCGAAGCTCCTCTTAGTTATCTATCAACCATATCACCAAGGATATCATCGACATCGATAGAATCCCGACTTATGCTTGGTACCTTATTGATACCTATCATGAGTCTAGTGATAATGTCCACATTGTCATAGATTCCTTTAACAGGAATCTCGAATGTTTCAAAGCAGGCATCCGTCTTAATATCTTGCCCATATCGTACGGTAACAGCAAGTATTTTACCACTTTTATCTTTATTAGGTTTATAAACTTTAAGTGTTACCAACTGGGCACTATTCACAAATACTGAATTAATATTGCCGTTTATAAGTACGGTATTCATGTATAAAACCATATTATTTCGCCCCCAATTCTTCTGTAAGTACTTCTTGTAAATTCACAAAGTCGATCACGCCAGATTTCGCTTTGTTGAAATATTTAGTAATAGTTTCATATACTGTATGGATATCGGTATCTTTAAATGTTAATACGCATTCCATAGGTGACGCCCCGCATGGGTTACCGGAACGTGTATAATACATAGCTACCGAATTAGTATTGACTACTATACCAGTGATTGTAATCGATGGTAATACTTGAATAGAGCCATTAGGCTCAGGTACAACAACTGTCATTGGTCTATCAATGTTGACCATTTGACCGTTTTTGTGAGTATTACGTTTAGGTGGATATGGTGGTCTGGTTTTAACCTTACGTGCAGTTTCCGTCAAGACCTCATTACCCGATTTGCTAACCTTTGGTTTTCCTTTGATGATTTGAGGAACTACCGTTAGCATATCAATGAATGTATCTGCTAACTCTCGAATATTCGGTTCGTTATCACCACAGGATTTCTTTTCTACCATATCATACTCACCCAATAGAAGTTCTACCACATAATCATGGATAGTTTGAACTGGTATTGTAGTTGCATGCGTATGTGCTACATACGATTGCACTTTCTTCAAAATATCATCCTTATCGATGATGATCTTTTCATCGAACTTAGGATTATGTGGAACACTAACCGTTAGTCGAGAAGTTGCTCTAATAAATGAGGATTCTGTGTAATCTATAAAATACACGATTGAGTTTGGAAAATAGTCAAACTCGATACCCACAATTCTTGCATCATTAAAAATTTTAGTTGCGTTGTTTTGTCTAAATGTGAAATTCATTTTTTATTTCCTCCAAGTAAAAGAATAAGATGAGAGTATACGGACTATCCGTATACTCTCATAAGTGTAAAATGATTATTTTTTCTTAGTTTTCTTCCAAGCAGGTGCGGAAGATTTTTTGATTAATACGCGATGAGGTGCGATAGCTGTAACAGTTTCTACACCAGTTTCACGATTTTTAAATGTAGAATCATGAGCGTCGACATCACGCATTTTAATAGCAGCAGTGAAATCTGCTTTATTTTGGAAGTTGAATGTGCGACCTGCACCAATGTATTGGTAAATCAATTCAGTGATTACAGGATATAATGTTTCTGCTTGTTTAGGACTGTATTGGTAAGTTCTAGCCGCTGCTTCGGCTTCTTGTTTATCAATACCGTGTTTTACAAGCACATCTTTGATAAATGCTTCACGGAAATCTTTAACTGGATTAGTTTCGATTTCAGTGTATTGACCGTTTACGGTTTTGATACCTTTGGCAACATAGTCATCTTCATTCAAGAAAGAAGCTGTTAAATCAGCAAAATCTTTCTTGGAGAAAGTTGTGCTACCCTTTTTGTCCTTAGTACCTTTGGTCTTGCCTTCCAAAGCCTTAAGGACTTCGCTGAATTTTGACATTGTTTATGTCCTCCTTCAATAAAATAGTTGATCAACTAGCTTATGTAAGCATAGTGTTACATATACGTTCAATCATCGATTAATTCTTATAGAAATTCAACGGTTAGCATATCGTCCTCTGATTTGCGTTTAGTTGATTTCTTTTTCTTAATCGAGTAATGAACGTCATTGATTATTCCGTTAGATTCGATGAAGTCGACTAATTCATCATCTGTTACGAAACAATCTTCAGTGAGTTCAGGATGTTCAGTGTCCTGATTCTTCTCTAAGTATCGACTTAGAGAAAATGTTGCATTTGACATATTAAACCTCCAGTTACTTACTGATACGTGGTAATAATATATGTTTTCAATTCAATTCGTCCCATCGGACAATCAGACAACATTCCTTAGTTGGTAGCATGGATTCGTTTTTAATGGTAGATTGTAACGCGATCTGCATATCTACAATACCATCATTGATAGAGCCTTTCATATTAAAATATGTCATAAACTCATACAATGATTCGAAATCATATTTGCTATTATACCATTCTAAGTATTCGTTCTGGTAATCGATATCAATGTTTTTAGCTATATTATTCACCAATGAATTCACGAATTTTTCATAGGAGTCAAACGCTGATAATTTAGTAATCAAATCTTGCGATCGTGATAACCCTATGATAAAAAATGTGAGCTTAATGGGTTCTGCTTTAACAATAGATGTTGTATCAGCCAGTTGGTCACTAAATGGATATCCAATATAACGTGTTAGGGTAAAGATATCTTTTCGATTGCATGTAGTATCTAACCGAACGACTTCTTCACCAAACAGTCTAAGATTTTCCGCTGTTCGTTCCACGATATAGTCATCAACACTATCAGCTACATATAATATCCGTTTATCGGTTCGAATAGCAACGGAAAATTCACTTCGATAGATTGGTTCAACATCAACATCTGAATCCAATCGTATTAAAAATGAATTCTTTGGATAAATAGTTTGTGTAGTCAATCCTATCCCTCCTTAATCATTAGAAGATGTGTGTTTAGGTTTAAGCACAAATCGTTCTAGCCATTCTCGTTTACAGTGATAGGAGAAGGTTCCGATATTCACACCGGTTGACATATTACCGAGCATATAGTTCTTTCGAAATTCAAAAGAAATGTCAGTATCCTCAATTTTATAGTAATATATCTTCTCACTATCACCATCTTGACGATCACTTACTGTTTGTGAACATCGTGCAAATGCAGTGATCTTTGTAGCTGCATCACCAGTGGAACCTTTAAAGGCAGTGACTGGTTGAGCCATCATCACATCTTCTGTTGGATACACTTTATGAGAGGATGATATTTTTCGAGCCACAGAACTAATGACTTCGGAAGTGATCTTCTGTAACTCGGCATTATGAGCTATCACCACCGTATTACCAATGAAGTTCTGGTTTTCATAAATGATATATTTAAAGATATTTGTAATACCTTCTTTATATCGATCGTACCCATCTGAAATATCCATAGGAAAGATACAGAGAGATGATGCATTGGTTTGTTTCATAGCTTCAATTAAACTTGAATCTACATCAAATGCGAATAAGGTTCCTAACACGATAGCATATTTACCATCAGATGTTAATGGGACATACTCGCGATTATTGCTCGTTATGGTCAGATTCATCTACTTCACCTTCTTCCTTTGGTGGTTCTGGTATAATCGGTTGGTGCTTATCAACTGGTGCTTTATAGACACCTTCTAATTTATCAATCGCATCTGCTTTATCTTTATCAGGAATTCCTTCAAATAACTCATGGGTGTTGATTACATCGATTAATCGCTGTTTAGCTTCAGCGGTACCATATTCAGCGATAATATCAACAAATGTATCGATATTATTAGGATACCCTTCACTGAATGCTAAGTCTGGATAGCGTTGAGCAAATCCAACATACTCATCTACACTAATACATTTAGTAGGGTCTGTATAGATGTTCTTACCAGTTACTCGTTTGATGAAATCTACAATTTTCTTATTCGGAGATAGGTTGTAGGCATATCTGAGGAGAGATGTTTCAATAGAAAATAGTTCCATTCCCTCATGTAATTCGTCTACATGCAATGCAATTTTAATAACCTCTTCGATGACTTGTAAAAATGATTCATCTAAACGATAGTTATTCACTAAAATATCATCTAGTGTTTGTGCTACACGCTCAATGAGATAACCATCGTCATTCATACTGACTCTAGCGAGTAATTGGGTTACGTATGGTAATCCAGCAAATGCTTTAATACCCAAATGTGTGAAACCATCGATATATTCCATACAATTGATAATCACTTCATCATTATAATTATTGATCAATTTATAAATACCATTAGCTTCACCATTAGGACCATCAGTATCAATAAGTAACCATCTAGCCCCAGCAACAAATGCATCTTCTGTCATTAACTCTGGATGGGCTATTGTAATGAGACGCCATGGTAATACATCGGCAAAACGATATACGAACTGACGATTCCATCGTTTCACATAAGCCACGTTCCACCAAGGAATTTCTTCTTTAAATTCGTTCAAGAAATACATGTCATATTTAAGAGTGTTATCCTCAAAGTAATGCCAATCTAACTTATCTGCCAATGAACGAATTTGTCCAGTTGTCCCATGTCTAAATACATTTTGACTGGGACGTGCATAATCCCAATTGATATATTCTTTAAACTGGATCATATCATCTACATCCATATCACAATTTTCAGAGATATGATACCAATCTAAGTAATCGGCATATTTACGAGCTATCATAATATCAAATGGATGTTCTTTAAATAACTCTTTGAAGTTTACACAATCATCAATATATGCCATCTCGATAATGTTAAATGGTTGGTATCTGGATAACAAGTTCCAGTTCCAACGGTCTTTAAATTGGAGAATACTTCGTAATGGAATCTTGCCTTGAATCATGCTCAAGGAGATAAAATTCGTATTCTCATCTATGGTAATTCGTTCTTCTTTATTAGTGTTCATAGTTTACTCCTTTTTGAATCACGAAATGTATATAGTTGCTTGTAAACCAGACTATTATATACTAAGGGCTCAGCACAATGTATTAATCTAATCAAATACACAATGAAAGGAGATATACTATGGGAAATGTAAATTACTTACACGATCCGAATAAAACAGTGGCATCACCAGCTGCTGAATTTGATATATCCTTCAACAAAGATAAATACTACTTCATGAACTTAGAAAATTATGTAGGTTTTATTAAAGGTTGTGAACGAGCAATTCGTAAACATCCAGACTATGGTAACTTTGTTGATGCTATACGAGAACTTAAAATGGAACATTGTCAAGTACTAGGTAATATCACTCGCTTTGATGCAACGATTGAAATGCATCACGGTCCTATGTTGACATTATTTGATTATTGTGCCATTGTGACTGATCATCTATTGAATAATGGTGAGACAGTTAATACATTTAAAATTGCTAAGATTGTACTTGATGAACACTATAAAGAACACGTTCAAGTTGTTATGCTATCTAAGACAGTCCATCAATTGGTCGATAGCGGTGAATTATTCATTAATCTAAACCAAGGTATCGGAGATGTAAATGCATTCTTAAAATCATATCCTGATGGATTAGATAAATATAAAGCTAAAATCAATGAATATATCGATTTAAGTAAGAAGTTTAAAAGTCATGATTCTAATATCTTTGACTTAGAAAAAAATATGGTCAATTGGTCATATCGTTAATTACTATTAGGAGGACATCATGGAAGTTGGTATTATCACATGGGAGAATATTCAGTATATTAGTATTCTTATAATGATGCTCATTATCATTATACTTGGATGCCGAATCATATATAAAGATTGGAGTATACGACGTGAAACATTAGAACGTCAAATGAATCCACCAATCCCTATTCAACAGAAAACTATTACTTCTATTATTGATGAAATGAATATGCTTGTGGATATTGAATTCATATCGGTTGTCGAAGCCCCTATGATGACACAAGATTTACAAGTCATAACGAATTTTGAAGAATTTCAAAAAGAAATTGTACAAAATGTATTGGTTGGACTATCCACTCAATTCTACTTATCTGCTAATATGGCAGGTATGACAAGAGCGTATATCAATCAATATATCACACGAAGAACGACCTATAAAATCGTCGATTACATGCGTAATCATAACTTCACACCAAGCGAATAAAAAAAAAAGAAAAAGAAGAACCATATAGCCCAGTTAGGCTATATGGTTCTTTTCTACTGTAATTCTACAGTAATGAATTTGATAAACAGGTCTTTTATTGTTCTACAGTGATTCGTTTCACGTAATCGACTGTATACAATTTGAATGACTTGTTTTCTGGTTCGTTTATCAGTAGCGTCTATACCTGAACAATTCCGTTCTATTAGAAATTCAAGATATTCTATGAATTCACTAAATAGTTTACTGATATCTCGCATCATCTTTGCGTCTAAGTCATGTTTTCTAAATACTAGTTGTACTGAACAGACGTCACTCAATGGTTCGATTTTGCGTATACTGACGAACGACTTGACAGTCTTTATCAATTCATCAGTTACGCGGACAGTTTGTAATAGTGGCATCCTCCGCCCCCCTATTATAAATAGATTCCTGCTAATGGAACTAGGTAGTTTATATAGTTATATGTGATATCAACATCGTATCTTGATGTATCGATATCATTCACTTCTACCCATTCATCATTTATCTCATCGAATATGATAAAGTTATTCTCTTGAGATAATCGTCTATAGTACCCAGCGGGTAATTCATTATGTCTATACTTCTCTATAAACGATAGCAGGTTGGATATTGGTAACTTCTTAGATGGTGCTCCTTCATTAACGGCACAAAAATTAATTAAGAAGTCGAGCATGTACGCACGATGCTCTTCATAATCATTCAATCCTTTTATATCTATTTTGCGTAGCATTGAGTTTACATACATCTCATGGTTATTGAGATATAAATATGACGTATAGCTATTCTTTCTAACAAACTCGACAGGTCCAAATACACGCTGACTCATATGTCGGTCTATGGTGAAGATGGCATCTTTCTTGATGGCTAATATCTCATTATCTTGGACGTCATTGGTTTCAAAGAATAGTTTCCGAATATTGACAAAGCTCTCCATGAGCCTTTCTTTGAATACTTGATCGTCCCGTTGGTATATACCAATTTGCTTATTACGAGCTAATTTCTCCATACCTTCGAGACGGTCAATTATTTTCTGTGGCAGTAAATCATAATACTTGATTAGACTTAAACCAGCTGAGCGAATATCGTATTCTACTATATCGGAACCGAATATAAAGTCATAGTCTTTATTTCGGTATAGACTCCGCTTATATAACTCACTCAAATTATCACCTTCCGGTTATTTCTTTCTCTTTTTCTTTTTAGGTTTTTCAGCATTACCTAATGCAGTTGGATCAAACTCCATAGAAATACCGCCGTTAGCTAGGCGAGATTTAATTGATTTGTCAACCTTCCGTTGTTCTTTAATCACATCTTTAGGTTTTTCTCCACGCAAGGTACGAGCAATACCACTAATGATGTTATCAGCAGCACGAACAGGTTTATTTAAGTCAACATAGTTCATGAACCCTTTCTTCTTAGGTTCTTCTTTCTTACTTTGCACTTGTTGGCGGAATGCTTCCAGTACTTCATCCGCTTCTTGATTAGACCATTTGCCACTGTTCACTTGTTGTTCACAATATGCAATCACATCTTCTTCCGATTTAATTTGGGAAGGGTCTACATACCCATCTTTAAAGTTTTTATTCTTTTTAGATGGTTTAGTTTGAATAGCTGGTGTGAATTGTGTTTGGTATGGGTCATCACCATCGAATTCAATTTGAGCATCAGCAATATAGTCATATGCCATATCTTCGCTCCATACACCGCGATACATTTGGAACATCGCGAATTCACGAGCTTGCATTGTGGATGCTGGTTTGAAGTGAACATCGATTTGACCATCTGGTTGCACTTCTAATGTTGCTCCAGCAAGAAGTTCATTTTCGGCTAACCGATCCTTGATATCCTCATAGGTTTCATATCCCACATAGGTATGCAATCCATCATGTGGAATATCATCGCTATCTTTATAGGTATCACGAATCGGTTCACCACCAAGATAATAGTCAGAAACTAGCTTATCATCTTTCTTAGCTTTTTTCTTTTTCTTATCTTTCTTCTTGTTTTCTTCTAAGGCTTTAAGAGCTTTAGCGTTTTTCTTTTTGATTTTATCAGCCCGCTTAGCTGCCTTCTTACCAGTGTTTTCCCATGGATCCCAATCATCATCATCATCGTCTGCCATTGGGTCATACAGGTATTGACGAAGATCTTCTACGACACCACCTTCGCTATCAGCATAGACATCGAGATCATCTTGATCATATAAGTCACCAAACTCATTTCTTAATGCTTGTAAACGAGCTTGTTCCTCAAAATCATAATGGTCGTCAATATATTGGTTCATAGCTTTTTTAGATGGATTCATATAATTCATCTTATCGCCACGTTTTTTACCTTCAACATATTCACGTTGTTCAAGTAATGCCATGATTTCCTCATCTTCAGGATCGATTTCATGCTCTTCCCAATATGTTTTGATGAGTGTTTTTAGTGCACGTTTAACATCTTTATCGCTATAGTTTTGCATTTGCAAAATTACTTTGAATTTGTTAAGTGCTGCTTGGGATTGCAAGAGCAGCTTGAGAGCTGCCTTTGCTTGTTTATGTTGTTTCTTAGCAGAAACGAACTTTTGTTTCTTCTTGTTTTTCTTCTTTGCCATTGTTTGCTCCTTAAATCAATTTCTCAAGCTCATCCATACGTTCAATATGTTTATAGTATAGCTTACGTTGCTTTTTCGTCATTAATGCAACTTGAGCTCGAGGTAAGAATTCTAATAATGTGATCGGAAGATCATATCCCGAATCAACCAATTTCGCTCTAAAAATACCATCTACTTTTTCACTGATTGCTCGTAGTGATTTCATATCATGGATGGTTTTAGATCGTTTACCTTTCTTCCATTTCTTATACGTCACTGGTTTGAATTGATACATCTTCTCGATAGCCATACCGATTAATGATATATACTCAAACTCAGCTTCGTCACTTTCACATACGATAATTACATTCGTTTCTCTATGAGATAGGTTGAATATAATCCGATTAAGGAAGAAGTAATTTGCTGGACGTTTTAGAAATTCAAAGTATCGTTCTCCATAGACTTGATCCACACCATAGTCTAAATAGTTTTGTAAGAGAACCATTGGTGGAATCATTAGTCCATAATTGTACCGACTGAATCGTTTATCCAACTCAGTCGGTTCAATTCTTCTTGATACTACGACAATCTCAACATCCCCAACTTTAAAGTCTTTGAGTAACTTTTCCAGTTGTTTAGACGATGTTGCTAATATGATTGACTTCATATCCTAATCCTCCGCTGACCAATCCAAGTCAAGTGTCAGCATCTCATTATCGGATGCATTTTCATAGCGAACTTCTGTACTATCATAGTTACGCATACGATCACGTATCTTGATTGGGTCATATTTAGTGCCACAATTTGGACATACTAACTCATTGAAGTTAAAGTTCCATGATAATTCATGAGCGCATTTCAAGCAAGTCATCATCTTGCGATCGATTGGATAAATGTATCCATAATCCAAGATAACAATCTCACCACTACCTTGACGGTATCCATAGTTACAGAAGTTCTTCTTAATGGTACCCATATCGGAGAACAGATAGTTTGGTTCTAACTGTTTTAAGGTTTCCCGAATGACTTCTTTACTATTAATGAATTCTTCTTGGGACATCAATTCTACATATTCTGCCACCAAGACTAATCCATTACATTCATAAGCTTTGGTCACATATGGTTGTAATTCAGGAGCCATCTTAAACTCTTGCCAATTATCTTTCACACCGTATGTATCAAAAGCGATTTTAAAGATGTAACCACCTTTCTTAACCGCCATACGATTCGTACCAGCACCAATTTCTAAGAAACCCCGATTACGAAGTAAGGTTAAGATATAATCAAACTTCTCATTATTATCACGGAACGATGGATCTCTTAGGATTCCTAAGAAGTTGATCATGTCTTGTTCGGTAAAGTTCTCATAAATTCTATGACGAACTTTACCGCTTTTTTCTCTGTCAAGAGAAATGTTTGTTGTATAGTCTTGCATACTGCCTCCTATTTATTACCTAACGCGGAATTCGCCATATTATTAATGATAGACGTTACGTCTGTGAACGATAAGTTATTTGGATCCATTCCGGTATCCTTCATAAACTTTTTGCGTTCTTTATTCTTCTTCTTCTTTTTCTTCTTAGCTTTCTTCTTCTCTTTCTTAGTTCTGTAACGATCTGGATCGTCTTTAGAACCATGGGAAGTCATCACTTTTACGCGACGAGCTTTCTTAGGAAGAATCTTCTTAGGATTGAAGAAGTCAATAATACCCAATTCGGTAAATCGATCAATTAGTTGTAATTGCTCGTACCGTTCAGGTTTCAACCAAACGTCTTTATAGATAACCATTTGACCTGGGTCACGATACCGTTCTTCATCATCAACCCATGGATTTCTGAACTTTTCTTTATAGTATTGCTTGAATCGTTCATGTAAACCCACATACCCATTTCGGTTCTTACGTTTTACCTTTGGAACCGATGTCATAATCTTGCCGCGTTTCTTAAGAAGCTTTTTACGTTTCTTCATACTCAAATGAGTATCTGCTAGCATACGGTCAATGTTATCCATATCACGATTGCGTTGTGCCGCAAAGTCTGCTAAATAGTCTAAATCATCGATTACTGATTTAGCTGTTCTGATTGGATCATTCTTATCATCTAAATCGATACCAGAATGTTCCAATATAGCTTGTTCGGTAAATTTGTCAAATCGATCAACGACTTTAACACTCACAGATGCCCGTTTTTTCCGTTTAGGGAATTGGAAATGATTTGTTTCTGGGTTATCTTTGAAATGGAATTGTACTGGAATTCCAGATCTTGGGTATAACCACATATCGTTTTCCATAGAATCAGGTACTGTCATATCTGGACTATATTCTTCACCTGATTCAATATATTCCCGAGTTTCCTTATTCTTCTTCAATACTGGGAAGTAAGGGAACCATTCTTTGGAAAGTCCGATAGCTCTTGCAAACTTGAATCGTTTCTTACCACCATACTTATCAAATAGGAAATATACATATTCCCGATACGTATCAGTAGCTTCAATCCAAGACTCGATACGACGATACCGATGCTTCAATTCTTGAGCAGCGAGTCGTAGTCGTGTTTCTTTACGCTCTAACGATTCTTCTTCACCAGGCTTCAATTCTTCTAAGACTTCATCGTCTTCATGGTAATTATCGTCTTCACCATAATCCCATACGACAGATGGGAAGTCTAATAGTCGTTCATCAGACCAACCATTTTGTTTATAGGCATATAGAACAGAATCAGTTTCATTAAGAATCTCTTGTTCCTGTTCTTCTTGCTCTTTTTTCTTCTTACGAGAAGCTTCTCTCATTTGTCGTTGCTCCTCTTTTTCTTGTTCCCACATCAACTGCATAGTATCTGGGTCTTTTACATATGGAGTCGGATTGGCACTTTCGAACCATTCTCTTCGCATATCTTCTTCTTCTTCAATGACCCAATCTTCCATATTCCATAATACTTCACCAAATGTGGATTCTCCATCACCAACACCCGATGGGTCGTCTTCTGGAATAATTTCATTTTCATGGGCTAAGAATCGATCTCTAAGACCATTAAATACCGCACGTGCTTTTGTATAGGCAGGGATGTGGTTACGTGCAAATACATCAATTCCATTATGATGTTCGATGGCCATACGAACATCACCGAATGTTACTTTATCACCAGGCATGATATTATTCATCCATGGTTCATCGTTTTGATGTCCTTCAAATGGATAGTAGTCAATATTTTCAGGAATCAAAGAAATGATTTTTTCAAAACGGTCATATGCCATTTGTTTATAATCAGGAACGTCTTCCTCTTCTTTCACTTCTTCAACTTCTTCTGTATGAGATTCTTCTGTATCTTCATCGAGATTTTCTTGTTTCTCATATTTATCGAACTTACCCATAGAACGATACATCTCACCGAAAATTGGATCTTGGCTAATTCGCCATTCCTTTTCGGGCATACCTAACTTCTCCGCTTCGGTTAAGGGCTCGCCATAATCCGAATAATCTAAGTCCGACCAATCATTAGCATCAGCGTACTCGTCAGGGTCGTAATCGTCGAAGTCAATGGTATCATCATCGTCATCATCTTCTTCTTCAGTAACTCCTCGTGCAATGCGAGAGCATTCTTTTGCATACTCAGGATCTTCCATTGCTCGCATCATATCATACTCACCGAAGAATTGACTCATTTCAGAAGCATCTGCTGTTTCGTATTGTTTTCGTAACTCAGCTTTTTCTTCATCTGTATAGCATGCATCAGAACAATCAATGTCGTCCTCATCCATGTCAGATGGGTTAGACTCCGCACTCGGTTCCTCATTCAATTCGTCACCAGATTCATCTTCTGTTAACTGTTCTTCTTCCATCCATTCACCTAATGTTTTAACTGGTTTGGTGTCTGTTTCCGTACTAGTTGTTTCATCTCTATTCACATCTCCTATTGTGAATGGTAATGGTTTATCTTTTGGGACTAAGGATATAGTGCCATCTTTATGTTGGTACATGACATATTGATTCATATCAACATTTTCTCTATCCTCAGTATCCATTTCATATTCAATATCTCTAAACTTAGCTTGTGCACTGTTTAGAATTTTATGGTTACTGTAATCAAAATTCATTACATCCACACCACCGATGTTCTTTAATTCAGATATCACCATGGCATGTTTCCAGTATTCATCTGGATCCATTGTAACCACCATATATGCCGTTAATGGATCTACCCCAGTTTCCTCTACTAACCGTTTCCATCTTGCCGCGGAGCGTTTAACATTATCTTCGCGAGAGAGGTTCGGGTCATCCAACGGACTAAATTTTTCGTTGTTATTATCCATCCTAGGACTCCTTTCTCGAACAACATACTGTAATTTTTATTCATTTTTTATCGGTAGTATTCTTGTCTGTTCTACCATTCTGTTTGAATCAGCATCCTCCGCTTCAATTCAAAATCAGTTAGTATAGTGCGTGAACATCTAAAGGGTTGCCGCTTCTCTATACCATTAAATAATATATATTTTAAATCGGAAAAAAATAACGATAGAAGAGCTAAATAGCCACTTCTATCGTTATTTTATTTATTTAATTTAAAGATTTCATATACCCAATCATCTAATAATGGGTCATCAAGCACATCTGCAATGTTTACAATTTCTAGGTTATGTTTATTTGGTTCACCTGATGTTAACTTAGTTAAGTAGGATAAATCATCAACTTTAAGTTCAAATATGAACCCGATATGATAATAAGATATGTTAGATGCATCATAATCATTGTTAGCGAAATATTCAATATGCATGGCTGGTAGTGTTGGGTACACTACGGAAATCAATCCACGTACTTCTTCTTCCGCTTCTCTGAGCATGTTATCATATAATACATCATATAACGTAGTTGATGTTAAGTATTCATCTATTTCTTCATCAGTCTTGAACTCTGGTATAGAAACATGACCTTGTATCAATGTTAATGTGTTATTTTGAGAATCGTCTGTTTTGCGTCTCAATAAGAGTGCTTGCGTATTCTCTTTGTTAGTAATGACTAAACCAACTACCAATTGTTTAAAGTCGGGGTTGTCTTCTAACTCATATCTAGGTAAGACACCAATCCCATTATTGGTCAAGGTATCTCTATATGAGAAGTTATATAGTAATGAGCTCGTAACCACATTTAGATCTTTATGTGTGTTAAAGGCTCCGCTTAATCCCCTATAGTTACGTAGTCGAATCACGTCATTGTATTGGGTGTTTTCTCGTTTACGTAGCTCTAAGAATCTATCTATATACAAGATAGGTTCATCAGAGTAATAGTCTCCCATACGGATCTCCTTATGTATTAATCAAACCGTTCAGGAACGCTCTCATAGTTGTCATTAACCACGTAGATATATTTTTTGCGAAGGATCTCAGTAAAATGATCCGGATCTGCTGCATAATCCTTCGATAAATTCAGCTTAGTGATTAGCATTTGCTTAAGAGGTTCCTCAATATAATCTTTATATCGAAGATAAAAAGTATTAAACCCTTCATCAATAAATTGAAGAGGAATGAACATGGCACCTGAATGTACGAGTTCATGAACCGTCTGTGACAGTGGAACTAGACCTACATATCCATCATAGTGTAGACCCATAACTTCTTCAGCTATATCCATCATGTTAATGTGTTCATTGTCCCCGTGTTCCATGAGGTGTTTATTTAACACGATATTCACAATGTCATACAATGTGAATGGTTCGTGGTGTAATTCTATGCGAATTCTAGCTTTTCCATACTTCTCTTTCGAGACGTTATGAAAAAAAGAACAGTAGTTCATTCCCATTTTTGATCCAAGATATTGGATCAGCTCTCGATATTCTAAAGAAGAGCGAATGAGTACTTCAACTGTTTTGATGAATTTCACTTTCTCTTTATTATTTCCAAAATTATAAAACGTTTTGCTGATCGCTAACTCTTCCATAGCTTGCGTTACCGTTTCAGCATTCGATTCATAATGTTTGATTCTTGGTATTCTCATAAGTGACATTCACCACCTTTAAACTAAATATCTTAATTAGATATATGTTTAAAGGTGGTTATTTGCCATTAGTCTTCATAATCTACCAATAGATACGTAATAATATCCACGGCTTCGAATAATTTATCAAGTCGTTCTTTCGTCCATTCTTGATCAGAAGTCATGCGTAGTTCATCCACAATATCAACAAGGTTTGTTTTTATTGCTTTCAACTCAACTTGTTCTTCTATCTTTTCCAATAATTTATCCATATTGGATTTTTTACCACTAAGAGCTTTTAATAACTTACGCTCTTCTTCTTTCTCAAATCGTTTCTTGCTACCCATAGTTATCGCTCCTTAATAAAATCATGCTGTCTACGATTAAATGTATCCATTAAGATTTTAATCGTTTTAGGCGTTAAATGAATTTTGTTATCCACATAGATCTCTTCAATATCATACCCCTCATATAATAAGGCTACGATAATTTCATTGACTGTGAATAGCATTTTCTCAATCCATATTTGAATCCCATGACGGAATTCATCTAATCGATTAGCATCCCGATACGTTTTAAATTTGTGAACCGCTAGTTCATTATGGTTCCCAATTTGATAGAAACCATAGAGAGTTTTACCTTCGGGTGTGGTCATTGTACATAATACTTCTAAATCAAACATATCGCTGTTTTGTTTAGCATGTAAATCATATACGACTTTATAGCCCATTTGACCCATCAGTTTAAAGTATTCACTCTTCAGTTGTTTGCGTTCTTGGTCTTCCATGTATATCTCCTTCCTGAGTAATTAGACTTATTATAATATCCTAGAGATTATACGCTTTTAATAGTCTGGCTCTGGATTGTATTTGGCCATGGACTTATCTTTTTTCTTATGACGACGTCCCCAAGATCGTTTAATGTACTTAGGAAGATTCAATTTGGCTTCCATAATCAAATATTCATCAATATCGTCAACTGAATCAATTTGATCAAACAACCATTCTGGGATATCAGGATCTTCCAATAACCGTTGCAATGCTTTGCGTGCTTTTTTGGCATCATCACCCGTAATAAACTTCAATTGGTGGATCAATGATTCAATATCATTGATTAAACCACTGATATCCGTATCTATACACTGGGAAATCATTTCTTGCTCTGACTCTGTGACAAAAACTCCTTGTTGGTATTCAAATACTTCATCTTTATATTTACCATCAAACTCACCATCCATAAAGACATCGGCTTTCATAGATACGATTCGATAATCCTTGTATTCTTTCATACCATTTTGAACGCCATATGATATTAGATCAGCTTCATTTTCTGACCATAGGACACTATATGGATTCTCTGGGTCAATCATGATATACACCCGATCATCATCTTTACTCATGTCATTTCCTCCTAACTAAAAAATAGATAGAAGATGGATTTCCATCTTCTATCTTTACTAATCCACTTTAAGATTGTTGAATATCATTCGCTCAACTGCTTCATTGATTGCTGTGAATTCATATTCATTCCTAAAATGAACGAATTTAATGCGGTTCAGTATATCTGTACCGGCGACTGATACTAAGTCCTTAAAAAACTTAAATGATACGTGATCTGGACATGGGTATTCTAATGTGACATCGCTAATCAACCCTTTGATACTACCGTCAACAAATCGACGCATAATCAAGGCAGGGATAGAATCACAGTCACCCGTATAGAATATATTATCATTCGTTGTCGATTCTCTATCATTTACCAAGAACCCGCAACTATCAAATTCCCCATGTGTCATATCCACAGTAATGATATCTAAGGAAGCTGTATTAATCAATTCGTGTACAACATGTGTATTTTTCATATATTGAGGATACACACCAGAAGCAACCAATGTCTTAATGACATCATCAACCCGAGTAATAATATATACTTTCGCTTCGTGTTCTCCTCTATCATGAATACAGGATAAGAAACTATTGATACCATTCATAGCATCGTCATGGGTGTGTGAGATACAGAATACAATATTTCTATATTTCCGAAGTCGTTCAGACCGCATATAAAACATAAATGCATCGTAGTTGGGTTCAAAGATATACAACCAACCTTCATGTATTAGGAAGAAACTTCGTTTTGTTAAATCACAAGAGAAGTCTCCCCCTTTTCCAATAAAATTAATCTTATTGAATAATTTTTCCTCACGAATCATAATACGCAAACTCTCCTTAACATTTAACGACGCTTTGTTTTAGCTCCGTCATGAATTTCTTTGTTAGGTTTTTGACTGTACTATTTTTCAATAGTCTGCCGATATATAAATGACCGCGATTAGCAACTGACCCTTGTTTACTTAAAAACTCATTAATCTCCTTAGCCATTTTATAGGTAAAGTATAATTGAGCATAGTCAGACATCAATGGGTCTGTTGCATAATGTTCATTACCAATCGATTCCATATATTTCTGATCGAGTAGTTGACCTGGTAAAATATGGAAATTTTTATCCATACAATGACGAGTCACGATATCTTTTTTACTATAAATTCGTCGAATATTGGCTTCCGATTCATATTGATCGATGCCTTGTTCAACTGCCTTATTGGCTAATCGTTGTAAAATCAAATCCAATGGTGTATCTAATAAGAAATTTAGAATCTCTCTTGGAACACGATACCCATTCAATTCAATATCCGTATACTTAGCCATAGCGTTTGGAATATCTCTGAACTTAGAGCAGTTTAAATAGTCATTACTATGACGATATCGATCAGCAATGATCACTACATTATCAAATTGGCTTAATCGTTCATAGTTGTTAACATACCATTCATGACGGTTTTTAATAAACAGTCTAATGATTTTATCCCTTGCTCTACTATTATTGATATCCCCATGTTGTAAGAAATCAAGAATTTCTTTACCAGATTGCAATGTATAATCTGGGAAATGTACGTATTCAACATGTACATTCTTAGCAATTTTGTTTAAAATAACCACAACGTTTTCAGCGAAGGTTGATTTACCAGAACCATCTAATCCTTCGATTGCTACAATATTAATCATTTAACATTCTCCTCTTAATACATCGCGAATAAACTTAACTTGAGCCATATACTCGTCAACGACATGTGGATGATCCACGATCGTATCAAGTATATGGCTCGATTCTTCTTTGTCGAACGATATATGCTTATTCAAGTATTGAATCGTTCGTTTAATAGCTTTTAAATCCCGTTTGGATAGGTTGGCAGTCTTATCTCCCGCGATAAGCTCCAGTCCTACGACGAGATTCTCAATGTATGTCCTATGTTCGTTTCCAATAGTCTGAATGTATTCATACTCGAACGAAGTTAGGACGAACGTTCCGATCACATAAAGCAATAAGTCAGGATTAACATAGTCTCCTTTACCAACTTTACGTGTCGTTATTTGAAAATTTGATTTTTCTAGGTGTCGTTGGACTAAGTAGAGTTTCAACATATCAAGATGTTTGGAATACGCTACCACTTTACCAGCGACTTCTAATTCATAAATTTTCACGTTTAGCCTCCTGTAATGCATCATTTCCATACACTATCGATGTACCATTAGTACTCATGAGCCCACCCCACCGGAAAACAAGCAGTCGAAAACCCATACTAATCGAAGTGATCAATAGGAGCATAGCGATTTCATTTACGTTGTTGACAGATGTGTGCGTAGATTTACCCACAGCCTAGCACCTCCCGCGGTACCGGATTCCTAAGTTATGACCATCGGCTGCGTGCAAAAGCACGACTTACAAAAGAACTAGTCGTCACATATCAGACCATATGTTCAGTACGGTACGTCCTACTTTGTCGTCGGATCCTCTTCGTTAAAAAACATATGCGGTTTTCCTATATGCTCTTAGCGGCAACTTAGTGCACCAAATCGACTCGCAGATCTAACGCATAGCACACTGTTCTATAGAAGTCTTAAATTGAAAAGATCCTAATCTCCTTTTTCTATACGTCGGTATCTCTTCCGTAATTCTATAGTAGCCTTGCTAGCCATTCACATCCTGACTATACATCAATTTTCGCTTTAGTTACCTATTTGTAAGTCGTGTTATAATTTTAATCAAACAATGGGACTCTGATTCCATCTACAAGTATCGAATCAGCATCAATTGTAATATCGAATAGGTCTGGACCTATATCATCCAATTTTGGATTAGGGTATCCTAAGTAAATCTTATCTTTCCTATATATATCACTCATAGATTCTGGGAATTCACGGCATGTATATATACTGCCATTGTACTTACCATCTTTTTTACCTTCAACTAACGTATAGGAAAGACCCAATTGATCAAATAGAAGCTTAAGTGAAATAATCATGGACCGTCTATTATCATAAAATACTCCACAACTACCGCTACGTTCACCCCTATATAAGCAACTTACTGCACACATAGCAACCATAAATTGAGATTGTAGGTTTGATGTGCCGGTAAGAATCCCTGTCGGTACACAATTACTACCAAAGGCAATCGCACCACGTCGATATAAAAGACGAGCAAAGCGAATCCATCTATCAAAGATAGGGGTCTCCTTACTAATACCACCTCGACGACCTCGGTATGTCACCATCAGACAACTAGTACCCACTTTACGGATATCCGGTTCTGGTACTAAATCAGATGAATTAGTTCCTTTTGATTTATACATAGAGTATATTTTCAGTAAGGTTTCATTAATTTGCTCAAGAACGATTTCATGAATCTTCTCAGGTATATACAATCGAACCATATCCGATGTACCTTCATCATCTTTACCAATGAAACCAATATATGGGAAAATATATCCCATTAATCTAATCCAATGATCACGATACCGTTTAAACGCAGTTAGATTGAGCATATTAACATCATCTGGTGGTAACATGGCTCGATCAATATGTCTTGGTGTACCATTAGGACACAGAATATTCTTATATTTGGTATCCATATACGTAGTTATACACTTATCAATACCAATTGAGTCAACGTCCACATTTGAACATATCATGATTTCTTGAATATTGGTATCGATATTCGTCATAGAACGACCTTTACTTTCTGCCAATCGAAAGATAGTTCCATTTGGGGCTAACCGCCATCGCATGTCGTAAACGCTTTCAATAATCCTAGCAGGTTTATTATACTTATCACCATAGATATATTCAACCATGCTAGTGCCATGTAATCTGATACTAGGCATAATCTTTTCCTCCTTAAAAAAAGTAAATATAGATAATAGGTCAATCCCCTATTATCTATATAATATATATCCATTAAT